TCACGCGCCCCCTCCCACAACCCGCAAGCCGCGTGATCCCGCAATAATCCCGCTCCCTATCGTGGAACTGATTGCGGCGCTCACCCTGTCCCTCGATCCCGCAATGACGTGGGTGTAAACCGACAAGGTGAGCGCGGGGGACTTGTGCCCAAGAACGGCGGCCACATCCTGAATCGGCACCCCGCCGGTAATTAGGCTGGACGCGAAATAATGCCGCAGCGCGTGGAAGTGAACCCGTATAGCGCCGGTGTGTTCCGCCGCCCGCTTTACCCGGACGGAAACCGGGCCGTTGTATAGCGGCCCGCCCGCGCTATTGGTGAACACGTAATCGTCCCCGCCCCGGGCGTTTACTCGCGCCTGAAGTATGGGCCGGAGTTCGTCAGCGATGGGAATATCGCGCCGGGAAGACGCGGTTTTCAAATCCACCCGCCGCCGGGGCCGTTCTTTGCCCAGCTGCTTACGTACCCGGATTACTCCGGTATCGAGGTCTATCTCTCTCACTATAAGGCCCGCGAGCTCACTAATCCTCATGCCGGTTAGCAGCGCGGTTACCATCATGTCCGCAACCTCCGGCGAGGGGCCGTATCTCGTGACGTACTTTTTGCCGTCTTTGTGCGATATCCGTTGCGCCCCGCCGCGTCTTACACACTCGATTACGGCCTGAATTTCTTCCAGTGTGGGTATCGTATCCGGCTCCACGTGGGACGGCGCGGGCGGAATTTTCACCGGATTAGTGGCCAACAGCCCCTGGGCTATGCCGTGATTGTAGGCCGAGCGTAGATGTCGCATTGAATTCCGCGCCCCTGTGAAACTTATGCCCTTGTCGTGCTTGCCTAGCCACGGGCGGGAGGTTTGGAGCTGGTTGCTCCATTCGATTACATCGGCGGTGGTTACCTGCTGCGCGGGCCAGTCCGCTAGGGGGCCGAGCTGATTTTTTAGCGTGTTCTGGTAGACGGTTAGGCTGGTCGCGCGTAGTGGCCGGTGGTATAGCCATTTTTCGAAGAGTTCGCGGACGGTGATTTTTTCCACCTCGGCGGGCTGAAAATCGCCAATTTTACGCGCCCGCGTGACCTCGGATTCATATTCTTTGGCCGCGCGCCGGGTATCGAAAGATTTTGAATGTTCCCGCCCGCTAGGGTCTCGCCAGCGGGCAACCCATCTTACTGTTCCGGCTTTAGTGGTCTTTTTCTGGATACTCACGTGATATACTCCTGGGTGTCTTTGTGTTGAGACGTTGGGTTAATAGGCCCCGCTGTAATAGCGGGGCCTATTTGCGTTTTAGTCGGTAAATCCTGGCAACTCGTCTAGCGGGGTATCGAAAGCCGGGTTGGTGGCCCCGGCGCGCAGGCGGCGCAGAAACTCTTCCACTAGGTCATCATCTGAAACGGTGCGTAGTGATGTCGCAGGGTCTACCTCCACGGCGTATTCCGGCGGCATGATTTCGCAGTCCACTAGCGCCCGCCAGGGGCTGTATTCAAGCGATATCGCAATTCTGATGATGTTTTCCGGGTGGATTCGGTCGCGGTCATACTGATTGGCCAGCGTGCGCTGCGCGATTCCTGCAATTATTGATACTTGCCTGATGGATTTTTCTTGCCGGACGCGGTCCAGCCAGTCTCTGTGTTTCATGCCTATAAGCGTAAATCATTTTTACCCAGTTAGCAACTTTGAGATAGGGGTTTAGCTGGAAAAATAGGGTTTTCGGTGTGTCGATTTGCCTAAAATTATTTTATCGAGCTATTGTGGGATCAACGAACTCAAACAGGCTAAGAAAGTTGGTTCACAATGGATATCCGTTTAGACCCCTCGGTGCTCGATATGGCGCGCCGGGCGCTCAACGTCAATTCAGACCGCGCCCTCGGTGAGGCACTAGGCGTGTCAGTCCCTACGGTTCGTGCCTACCGGCGTGGAACGTCTGTGCCGTCCCTGCGTGTGATGGTTGAGCTGAAACGGCTCACGGGCCGCCCGCTGGACACTATGTGTGTTGCGGCGGACGCTCTCGCTAAATCCGCTTAGGCGGTATGGCCCCCGGTGGCCGCCGCGCTATCAGCTCTTGATACTGCGGTTCTTGGTTCGATTCCGGAGGGGGCACTATGCCTAACGGCCTGATGATGTATGAAAACTGAAAAGTGAATGCCTATAGCTCACGCCCCCCGCTCATAGATGGGGGCGTGTTAAAAGCCCGGACTTACATGCCGGGCTAGTGGCCCTACTGTGGCAGGCCGGTTTTCATAGTCACCGGCCCCGGTTCGATTCCGGGTAGGGCGCGGGGGAAATTTTGGTTAAACGCGTGTCCGAACAGCGCGGTAAGCAAACCATTTCGGGGCGGTTCTTAAACTCTGCCGCCCGGGGCGCTGCCAAAATTTCCCCACAATTAAGCCCCCGCAGTCTCACTCACTGCGGGGGCCATTGTTCACCCTCAACCTAAAAAGGAGAACGTAGTGAACTCTACTACACTGCCGGATACCTATCCGGCTACGGAAGTTGCCGCCCGCCTGGGTGTAGGTCACTCCACGCTACTGCGCGCGGTTAAGCGCGGTGACCCTGATGTAATGGCCCTGCGCCCTGTGCGTCTGGGCGAGGCCGGGCGGCGTGGTCGCGTGGTCTTTCCAAAAGCCATTTTTGACCAGCGTGTCCCGCCGTCTCACGCGGTGGAAACCACCATAGCTGCGGCGGCTTTCCTCGCCCGCGTTGCCGGAGGTCGCCATGAGCTCTAAAGGTATTTCGGCAAATATTTCACCGTATATGATTCAGGCGCTACGGAAAATTGTTCACCGTGGAACGGTAACCAGCCAGGTCACTATTGCGGAGCTGGAGCGCCTGGGCCTGATTGAAACCGAATTTGTCCGCTACCGCCTGAAACCAACAACGGTGACGGCGCTGGGTGCGGAAGTTCTACGCGCGGCAGGTGATCGGGCGTGATGGAAGTAATCATCATCATTACCGCCGTGGCGGTTGTTGCCCTCGCCCTGGGATATCTCGCGCTACTGGGCCGCTTATCTGATGCAGAGTTGATGTCGCGGTACTGCGTGGAGCTTACTCGCTCCGTGGCTGATGTTGTGGCGCAAAAGTCCGAGGCCCCTACTGCGGAAGATCTAGAGCAGGTGCTTAGCCTGCTGGAAAATCTTCCCGAAAAGGGGGACGGATAATGGCCCGGGTCTCGGTGAAACAAATCGTGCGCGAAGAATACCGGCATTTTCGCGCCCTCGGGTACCGGCAGGCTTTCATCCTGTCCCGCCTATCCAAATCCATGGGCCTCAAGCCCGCAACCCTTGAAAGGTACCTCCAATGATCGAACTCGTCAGGAACGCGCCGCGCCCGGGTAGCCCGGAGTGGCGTTCCATGATTACCGCGTCAAAAGTTGCCCCCTTGCTGGGTCATTCGCGGTTCACGTCACAATTTTCTTGCTGGCATGAAATGGCCGGAAACGTTGAACCCCCAGAATTTGACGAAGACCTATTCGCCTGGGGCCATGCTGCGGAACTGTCCCTGGCCGAGTGGTGGAAGTTCAAGAACCCCGGCTGGCTGCTCAACGCCGCCGGAAATGGTGGCAAGACGGAAATTGCCTACCGAAATACCGACCTCCCGTTCCCGAATTTGGTCACCCTCGATAGGCGCGCGCTGAATCGAAAAGCCGGACCTACAAGCCCGGACCGGTTCTGGATTGTTGAATGTAAAACCGCCCAAACCCTTGATTCCTGGGGTTACCCGGGGGAAGATAACGCCGTTCCGCTGGACTACTACGAGCAGGTTCTTTTCCAAATGGGCGTGTCGGGTATCCACCAGGCGAGCGTGGTTGTGCTAGGCCCGCATGGTTTCCCTGAAATCCATGATGTTGATTGGTCTCCGGAGCGGTTTGACATCATGGTGGAAAAACTTGCTGAAATGTATGACTCCCTGGAAAAAGGTATCCCGCCGGAGCTAGACAACTCGGTTTCTTCGTACGAAACTTTGCGCGGCTTGCACCCGGAAATTGATCGGGAAAAATCTGTTACCGTCCCGCTGCAACAGGGGGTTGCTTGGCTGGACTCGATTACCGGGGAAGACGAGGCGAAAGCGGTTGCCCGTCAAGCCAAAATCGAAATTGCCGAAATCATGGAAGACGCGCGGCTACTACTAGTCGGTGATGTCAAGCTCGCGGACCGGCGGGCGCGCAAGGGCGGAACGCCTTACGTCCAGGTCAATAAGAAAGCTGATTTGGGAGGGGATTCCTAATGGATATGATTTGGCGTTGGCTAGAGCCTACGTATCGGGAAAATATTCACGCTGATGTTGTGGCGCGGAAAATTTGTCGCTTGCTGAAAAATAATTCGCCTAAAGAGGCCGCCGGGCTGTGGCTGGATAAGGAATCTAAGGGCGTGGTTAAGACCTCGGGAAATCCGGAGCTTGATTCCTGGGCCGTCCAGTACACCTGGCTTTTCCCGGAAGATATGCCGCCGGTTTTCGTGGCTTTGTCTGCCACGGACGCGGGGCACTACCGGATTAGTCTAGGTCTCTGGAAAAAAGGGGACCTCGACCTCATTGTTGATTGCCTGCTCTGGGAGTACTCGTATCGGCGGCCGGAACTTTCTGATGATTTTGATTGCACCATAGTTCTGGACAATCTCATGGACGCGCTGCGCGGAACTGGCGTGAAGATTCCGGAGCAGCCGGGGGTGGATGATGATTTCTAAACGTCCCGCCCGCCGCGCGGCCCCGGACCTGCGCGTAGCCCGCCTGCAAGACCAGCTAGCTAAACGCGCCCGCTTTGATGTGCTGATTTTCATCTTCGGAATGTTAGTCGGTATAGCCCTGTACGGGTTGCTGATTCTCCCGCCGCCGGGCTTGGCTCACTACTGTAGCGCCCTCGCTGAAATGGCGGGTGCATGATGTCGCGTATTCGCTTAGGTGGAGCTGATGTGTACGTGAATCACAATCCACCCCGGGAGGTGGCGCTGCGTATTGAAACGGAAAATGCGATTTCTTGTAGTGAAACGGAAGTCTTGCTTACTCCGGAGGAGGCGGCGCGCGTGATTTCGGCACTGTCTATAGAAATTGATGTCGCGCTAGAAGACCCCGATCCTAACGCGTAGTGGTCGCCGGGGTTTGCCCCGGCGGCGTTCGTTGTATCTCTCCCGCGCTACCGCAAGGGGCGGCGCGGATTACTAGAAAAGGAAGTATGTATGTCTGAAAATATCCCAGAAAACCAGGATTTGGTGGGAACTGAGGAAGATAGGGGCGTGTATCGCGCGGGCGCTGAATCTGATTTCACCCCGGCGGAACGCGATAGGCTCCGCGCCCTCGGCGGGCTGGACGAGGCTAGTGATGGTGATTTGGCAATGTTGTTCGAAGTCGCTCAACGTACCGGGCTGGATCCTTTCTTGAAAGAAATTTACCTGATTGGGCGGAAAACCAAGACCGGTGGTTACCGGGGTGAACCGGAGCGCTGGGAGACCAAGTGGTCTGTGCAAACCGGCATTGATGGTTTCAAGCGGGTGCTGTTCCGCTTTGCTGAATCTAAGGGCGTTGCGCACATGATTGGTGCGCCCCGGTTCTTCGATTCGGACGGCAACGAATACCCGTTTTGGCCTAAAAAGGTAGGACCTCACCCCGAGGCTGTGATGATTGATGTTCGTGTCGGTGAATCAGTCGGTACGGGTATCGCAACGTGGTCGGAATTTTGCCAAACCAAGAAGAACGGCGAGCCTACCGCTATGTGGGACAAGCTAGGCCCGACAATGCTGGCGAAATGTGCTACGGCGCAAGCAATCCGCAATGTGTGCCACTTGGCGGCGGGTATCTACGTGGACGCTGAAATGGCTCAATCCGCGCCGCGCGTGCAGGCTACTGCAACGCGCCGGGATAAACCGGCGTTGGGCGCGGCCGGGTTTGACGCGGCTTTCGGGCGTGAAGAAACCCCGGAACCGGCGGCGTTGCCTAGCCCGGAATCCTCCCCGCTAGTCCAGGAGGCCCTTGCCGGGCTGGCTGGTTTCACTAGCCGGGAAGAAGTTGGTGAATACGTGGAGGCCGTGCGCGGCTCTGATGAATTCCAGCCGGAAGAGCTGGCCGTGGTGGAAGAAAAGGCCCGAGAAATGTGGAAGAAGTTGGGTGATGAAAATGAATAATTTGCTGAAATTTTTGGCAAAATTTTCCGGAAGTGGTGATGATGTGGAGGAGGATTTCGCCCTGGCCATTGTTGGCCACGTCCATGAGGATAAGGGTTATGCGTGCGCGGAAACTGCGGTTCAATTGATTGGGCCGGAGCTTAGCTCCAGTCAGCTGCTCATGGCTTACGCGTCTTCATTCGCCTGTTTCCTGGATGATCTTTCACCGGACCAGCGCGAGTTGGCGATGTCTACGTTCTGCGAATACGTTGCGCTGCTGCGGGCGGGCCGGGAAGAACGGGAGGATACCTAGTGGCGATTGATTATGAATTTCGTTCCGGCCGGTTGACGCGCGATCCGGAGCTTAGGTTCCTGCCGAATAGTGATACGAAAGTGGTGAATTTTTGTATCGCGCAGTCTGCGAAAAAATACGATGAAAACGCCCGGCAATGGGTTACTACCCGGGAGCAGTTTGTGGATGTTGCGGTGTGGGATGATTCCCGCAATAACAACATGGTGCCGTGGACGGATTGGTGTATGTCCAATCTTGCTAAGGGCGATTTAATTGCGGTTCATGGCTTTTTTCAAACCCGGCGTTGGCAAACCCAGTCGGGTGAAAATCGTTCCAAGTTGGAATTTACCGCCCAGGGTGTGTGGCTGTCGCTGCGCTCTTTGGAGCAGCGTGATACTCCGCCGGGTGGTGGTTCCGGTGGCCCGTGGCCGGACAACAACGACAACAACAACCAACAACAACAGCAGCAGGGTGGTTCGCGTGGTGGCTTTGGTGCCGCCAATGATGAACCCCCGTTTTAGAAAGGAAGTTCGATATGTTGAAACTTGATTCGCGCGCCGTGGCGCTGGCCCGTGCTGCGCGCGGGGCAACCCGCGACTTGGATTCGGATACCCTGCTGGAATTCGCTGATGTTGCCGGGGTGGAGCTTACTCCGGCGCAGCGTGATTGGGTGTGTCGAATGTATCCGCGCCGAGTGGATGTGGAGCGCCGTGTTGGGCGTGATGTCGTGCGTGAAGTTGCCGCCCGGCTGTGATGATGGTTTCCCCCTGCGTTCGTTTCTGCGGGCGCAGGGGGCCAATACCTCTTACCAATATGTGTAGACAATTTGAACATTCTGCGGCGCAACATGACGCTATGAGAAATTATCTTCGTGCCTGCGGCCTGCAATATACCCCGCCGTCTTTAGTGGACGCGCTCATTAGTCTTCTTATTTCCCTGGAACGCCCCGCCAATACTGAAAGTTAGTGACCCCTCATGCCAAGGATTCGAACAATAAAGCCGGAATTTTGGTCTTCCCCTGATGTCGCGCGGCTGCCTTTTGAGTGGCGGTTGCTGTTTATCGCTATGTGGAATTGGGCGGACGATTATGGCCGGGGTACGTGTGAACCCCGGGAATTGCTTGGTTTCGTGTTCCCGAATGATGATGAAATTAGTGTCGGGGGGTTCCGCCGAGGACTCGATGGAATCCGCCGTGTCCTCGGAGTGAAGTTTTACACGGTTGCGGGGCGGCATTATTACGCGATCCCGTCGTGGGAAAAGCACCAAAAGGTGGATAAGCGCTCTAAGGGGTCTAAGTACCCCTCGCCTGATGATGGCGTGCTGGTTTCTCCGATAAACTGGCAGGTCATAGATGAATCGGGGGAACCCGCCGAGGACTCGGGGGAAAACTCCGAACACTCGGGGGAACCCTCCGAAGTCCCGGGTACTGGAACAGGGGAACAGGGGAACAGGGGAACAGGGGAGGGGGGTTACGGTAGTAGTAACCAACTGGGTTATCCACAGGCTGTGGATAACTCCCCTCCTGAATTTTTTTCCACTCCGGCGGCTAACGCCAGCCGGGTGGCTTGCCCCCGGCATATCAATACCCCGCCGGACAAGATTCCCCCTTGCCGGGCCTGCCAAACCCTCCGGCTGGAATCTGAACAATCCGCCGCCCTCGCGGAAGAAACCGAAAAAGCCCGCCGCCGAGCCCTGATTGATTCCTGCCCGGACTGTGATTCCAACGGCCTTGCCTACGAAGTCGGCACGAATGTAGCCCGCCGGTGCAACCACAACAACCCCAAAATAGCGCCCAGCGCCCCCGCAGCGCCCTCAACAGCCGCCCTCGGCCTACCCGCCCCGGAACAACCAAACAAACCGCTTAAACGGCCAGCAAGCAACGATGAGCCGCCGTTCTAACCCGAAAAGGAAACCATGAAACACCCCGCCGTAGAAAAGCAACGCCGCAAGGTGCTAGAAATCGCCGCCACCCGACTACAAGAAATCACGGGAATAACCGAAGTCGGAACACGTTACCGCCCAAAAGTCGAAGTGCAACTATGGAAATTCAGGAGCTGCGTGAACCTCAAAACACCCGGTTACCGCGTATCTGTCACAAGCTCCGACCAACTCATTCCCGCCCTAGCGCGCGCTGCAATCGACACGCGTAGCAACCCGCCCCGCCGGGAATACGAAGAATTTTTTGAACCCACCCCGGAAAACGCAGAAATGGTTATGGCCACGGTTGAAGAAATCCTGCGCGAAAAAGGTGCTGCCTGATGTCAAGATTTGCTACCGCAACTCGCCCCGAGTGGCTCACCCCGTGGCACCGTGAATTAATCCGCCGCCTGGACGAACTCGTGCAACACCGGCACTTGAACTACACGCTATCCCAGCCCGTCCGGGTCGCTGAATTTTATTGGGCCGCCTCTTATGACCACGTGAGAATGTGGGCTTACAAAGATGGGCATGCTCGAATAGGGATTAATTACTACTCTCTTTGCGATGTGGAGGCCGTAATCACCCCGGAACATGACATAGACGTGCTCATGGAATTCTTAGGTGACCACCTCGGTGTGCTTGAATCCCGGCGCAACTCCGGAGCTGATGAAAATGACTACTAGCCCGGTTGTGGAATTGGATATTTTCGTTCCCGGTGTTCCGCGCCCGCAAGGCTCAAAGCGTCACATTGGCGGCGGGCGAATGGTGGAATCGTCCAAGTACGTCAAGTCGTGGCGGCAGGCCGTGGCGCTTAAAGCCCGCCACTACCGGAAAAGACAACCGCCATTAACCGGCCCGCTGTGGCTGCGTGTTGAATTCATCATGCCCGCCCGCAAGCGTGAACCCGACCCCGGCGGCTGGCATATTGTCAAGCCGGACGTGGATAAACTCTTGCGTGCAATCTGTGACGCGGTAACCGATATTGTGATAGCTGATGATTGTCTGCTAGTTGATGTCCACGTCCGCAAAAGGCGCGCCCGCCTATCCGAAAAGCCCGGCGCGCGGATAATCATCACCCGCGCTACTGAAACCCCGTAAGTAGGAATTCATGGAACAAACCATTAGAACGCTGGTTCGAAAGTTGGAGGTGCGGTTTACGCTCGCTGAATCACTAAAAACCGTAGGCGCAGCCCGCGCGGAACGTCCCATGAATACCAGCGGGCGACTCGGCCCGTCTTCCCCCGGGCGCGATGATGTAATGAACCTCACCGTTGAGCTCGAGCTGCGCCTGTTTGAATTCGTCTGTGACGCAAAACGATTCATCACCCCGGCGCGCATAATTCCGAAAAACTGGGAGCCGCTGCTTGCTTGGCTGTCGTTCCACTCCGCCGGGCTTGCCGAGCTGGAAGAAGAATACGTAGCCGGGCTAGTCGATGAACTCCGCTATCAAATCAAGAAACTGGACAAGCTACTCAACCCGGACGCGCCGCTGAAACTAGGTTCTGAACCGTGGAGGCCCGCCGGGCATATCGTAGCCGCCGCCGCAGCTTACGGGTTTCGCGTAACCCCCGGGCAACTAAGACAACTAGTATTCCGTGGTGTCATTGATTCCCGACCCGGCGGGGCGCGCAACCTCTACCGCGCAAGCCAAGTTCTGGCATACCTGCGCGGTGAACCAACCGAAAAAGATACCCCGCAATAAACACGCCGTGGCCTGCATTAATCAAACAATGTAACGGCATAGTGTATACTCGCGTTCAGTACCCGCCGTGTGCGTTCGATTAGATTCGAATAGCACACTGGCGGCTTTTTCATGCCCCGGGGAGGTGACGGCAATGGCTAGTGACCGCTGGTCTCATACCGCCGGGCAAAAGCTCCGCGCCCAATACCTCCGCCACTGCAAGGACAATGACCTACCGTGCTGGCTGTGCGGTCAACCAATTGACTACAACGGGCGGGCTAACTCCCGTGATTCATTCGAGCCGGACCACTTTTACCCGCGCTCCAATCACCCGGAACTCGCCCTTGATTGGGACAACCTCCGGCCGTCCCACTGCTCATGCAACCGCTCCCGTGGTAACCGTGACGCGGCCCTGCCACTAGGCCGCCGCAGCGCCGCCTGGTAGCCCCCGTGGGCACGCTAGGGGGGTAGGGGGGTAAATATCACTAGACAATTATATGGTGAAAAGAGCGGGGGGTGGTACTCGTCTCTCTCCCCGCGCCCCGATCCACCCCATCGCGCCCGCGCGCGCGGAAAGGAGGTATTCATGGCGAAAAATCCGGTCTTCGTGATAGCTAGGAATATCCGCGCCGCTAGGGAATACGCCCTATCAACGGCGCTAGTACCGTCATATTTCTACACTCCGGGCGAATTTATGCGCTGCGCGCCCTATTGGCGGCAAACTTTTCCGCGCCCCCGCGTCCGTGTGGTTGTCGTGCCGGGTACTCCGGTATCTCCCGAATTGCGGGAAGTGGTAGATCGTCTTGGATAAAGCTCAATCTTTTACCCGGCCCGTGAAGAAAAGGCACCGCGCCCGCCTGTTCAAAGTCGGTTCCGCTAAGGCTGCTTTGGCTGATTTCGATAAGGGTCACGAAACAACGTGCTATACATTCGGGCAATTCTCGATCATTGACGCGCTGGTTGCGCTCATGCAAAAGACCGGGCCGGTTCATGTGGTCATTGCTACGTGGACGGCTGCGTCTGCTGATTTACGGCGCGCCCAGGAACTTATGGCTGATGATTTAATCCTGTCCTGTCGTTGGGTTGTCGATCATTCGTTCGCTAATCGCCAGCCGGAATACCTGGAAAAGATGGTAGAGCTCTTTGGCAAGGACTCGATTAGGTCGCTGAAAACTCACGCGAAATTCATGCTGCTGTACAACGAAGAATGGAACATTGTCGTGCGTACGTCCATGAATCTGAATGAAAATAAGCGGCTGGAAAATATGGACGTGATTGATTCCGAAGATTTTTGTTCGTGGCACCGGGCGTTGGTTGATGGGATTTTTTCCGACCGCCGGGCGGGTGATTTCCGTGATGATAGCCAGCTGGATTTAACGGGCATTGCGGACGAGAAACCTAAGTTCCAGTGTGAAATGGGGGTCGCTAGTCGCGGCCGCGTGTATGAAAAGGGGGTTGCGAATGTCGGGCCGTTATAGTCCACCGCCCCATCTTTCGCCGGTTGCTGCGGAAGTGTGGGCGGGCATTGTCAAGGATCATGAAAATCCGGACGCCATTATTGGCGCGGAATTCGGGGCGTATTGTGAATGTGTTGCCCTGGAACGGGACGCGTCTAGGCGTGTGGTTGCTGAGGGCACAATTGTTTCTGATGAACGGGGACGGCCTATTGCTCACCCGGCTATTGCGGTGGCTAGGCAAGCCCAGCAGGATTTGCGGAATTGGGGGGATAAGTTTCAATGAAAGCCGAAATCAAGGAGTACCGCCGTGTGCCGGTTGATGACCTGCTTACGTTCGAGGGTAATCCGCGCCGGGGCAATATTGCGGCTATTTCGGAATCTTTGCGCGCCCGTGGTCAGTATCGCCCTATCGTGGTCAATATTGGAACGCATACCGGCCGCCCGCTGGAAGTGTTGGCCGGGAATCATACCTTGTTGGCGGCGCGGTCTTTGGGGTGGCTCGAGGTTGATTGTGGCCTGATTGATGTCGATGATGATACCGCTAAGGCTGTGGTTGCTGCTGATAACCGCTTGGCTGATTTGGGTACCTATGATGAAAAGGCTTTGGCTGAACTTTTGTCTGACCTCGATTCAATCGAGGGCACGGGCTATACCGATTCGGATTTAGACGCGATTCTGGCCGCGCAAGAACAGCCGGAAGAACTAACCGATCGTGATGATGTCCCTAGCCTGCCGGAATCTACGATTTCCGCGCCGGGTGATGTGTACGAGCTTGGCCCCCACCGGGTTTACTGTGGTGATTCAACCGAAACTGATTCGGTGATTGAGCACCTGCTATTTGATGGGTTGGCTGATTGCGTGTGGACTGACCCCCCCCTACGGCGTGTCGTATTCAAAGACGGCGCGGCATGAGGGGAAAAATCGTTATACAAAGCAAGAGGGGCCCGCGTCTATTATGAATGATGATCGGGAAGGCTTGCGTGATTTGCTGGACGGCGCTTTTGGCACTGTGCTGGTTGCGGCCCGGCCGGGCGCGCCGGTATATGTGGCTTACGCGGATATGGCGCGCTCTGATTTCGAGGGCGCGTTTACCGGCGCGGGGTTGCTGCTGCGCCAGAACCTTATTTGGGTGAAAAATATCATGGTGATTGGTCGCGCCGACTATCACTGGAAACATGAGCCTATCCTGTTTGGGGAAGTTCCGGATTTCGATCCGGCGGCGGTTGCTGCGGCGGAGGCCGAGGCTATTGAATCGCGGGAAGTCAACCCCGGCGCGCCGTTCGGGGATAGGCACGAGCCGATTCTTTACGGTTTCACCCCGGGCGGTACTGGGCGGCTGGGCCGTGGCGGACCCGCGTGGTTTGGAGATAATAAGCAAACCACGGTTCTGGAATTTTCCAAACCGTCCCGCAATGTGGAACACCCCACCATGAAACCGGTTGATTTGGTGTTGCATATGCTTAAAAATTCTTGCCCGCAGCAGGGCGTGGTTCTGGATCTGTTTGGCGGTTCTGGTTCTACGTTGATTGCTGCGCACCATAGGGGCGCGCGTGCCCGGTTGGTGGAACTTGATCCGAAGTACGTTGATGTGATTTGTCGCCGCTGGCAGCAGCATACCGGCGTGAAACCTAAGCGTGATGGGGTGGAGGTGGATTTCTGTGGCGGAGCTTAGCGATATCCAGCGCGCGGTGAATCTTCGTATGGCGGGTGTGTCGTATCGTGATATTGGGGACCGGCTTGGTATAGACGCGCTGGAAGTGGAAGATATGGTAGCGCGTTACTTGGAGGCTGCGTCCGCTGAATCTGCTGATGTTCGCGTCCGCCTGGATTTAGCGCGCCTTGACGCTTTGTTGGCCGGGGTGTGGAAGTTGGCTAGTCGTGGTGATTCCACGGCCGTGGCGCAAGCATTGAAGATTACTGGGCAGCGCGCTCAACTTTTGGCCCGCCTGGAAGATAACGGGGCTGTTCCGGAGCCGGAACTTGATTGTGATTCCGTTGCTGATGAACTCGCCGTGATTAAATTTGCTTACCGACAAGGGGGTTAACCTGTGGATGATAATTCTTTGGCCGCGTCCGTGGCGCGGTCTGTTGCTGCGCGCGGGCAAGATATCCGCCCGGAAGACGAGGCCGTGATTGATTTGGCTATGCGTTACGGTCACCAGATTGATTCCGGTATTGCCGCCGGTGGGCAGTCTGCTACGAAAGCGCTGTATCTGGGACCCCATCTTTTGAAGACGTTGAATGAACTTGGTTGTACTCCGGCGGCGCGTAATCCGCGCGCGGCTGAAACTGATGATGGGGGTGTCGCCCCCGAGGTGGCGAATGAACTAGCGGCGCGCCGCAAGCGTTACCGTGGGCGCGGCGCTTAGGGGTCATACCGCCCCGCGCCTGTTCACCCCGCCCCGGGTGGAGCTCACTCCGGAAACGTCTTTGGGCTATGCCCTGATTGATTTTGCTGAAAATGAGTTGGGTTTGGAACTGCGCCCGTGGCAGCGGTGGCTGTTTATTCATGCGCTCGAGCTGGATACGTCAACGATTCCTGGGCATGATGATTTCAATCCTGATACCCCGCCGGAGCGGTATTTTGATTACCGGTTCCGGCAGGTGTGTGTTCTAGTGGCGCGGCAAAACGGTAAAACCTTGGTGATGTGCATTCTTGGGCTGTGGCGGCTTTTTTATGACGGCGCGTCTGAAATGATTTCCACCGCTCAAAATCTTTCCGTTGCGGAAGATACCTTGGCGGACGCGTTCGCTATGGCGCGGCGTAATCCTGAAATGGCGGCTTTCTTGCCCTATCGTATGGAGCGCGGCCGGTGGGTGCCTTACATGCGTACCGCTAACGGCTCTAACCGTATCGAGTTGGCTCGAATTCCCCAGGATTTAGCCGGGGTCCTCGATGTCGCGGCTACTATGCCCGCGTGGTACGTGGTCGCCAATAACGGCGGCGGGCGTTCCTATTCTGCTGATTTGGCAATGCTGGACGAGGTCCGCGAGCACAAAACTAACGCCATGTGGGCGGCCGTTCAACCTACTACGGCGGAGCGCCCGCGTAACCAGATTTGGTGCTTTTCTAACGCGGGTACCGCTGAATCTGTAGTCCTGCGCCGTCTTAGAAATGTGGCGCTGAAAGCCCTTGAATCGGGTGAAACTGATTCGGAGCGGCTGATGTTGGCAGAATGGTCCGCTGCGCCGGAGCGCGATATTTTTGACCGCGCCGGTTGGTGTGAAGCTAACCCGTCCCTGGGCTACGGCAACCGTACCGAGTCGGACATGTTGGCGCTTGCCCGGTCTTCGGTCGATCCGGAAGAAGAAGACGCGTCACCTGATGATTTCCGTACCGAATACCTGTGCCAGTGGGTTGAATCCTTGGAGCCGGGCAAGATTACGGAGGCCGTATGGGCGGCGGCGGCTGATGAAACCATGTCGGTGGATATTGGCGCGCAGCCTGTCTTTGTTGGTGTCGATGTTTCTCCGGAGGGTAAATCCGCAGCTATTTCTGTTTCTTGGCAACGCCCGGACGGCGCGTGGGGTATCGAACTGGTTGCCGCGCGTAGCGGTTACGATTGGGTTCCCGATTGGTTAAACGCTCGGCGTGAAACCTGGTTTGACGGCCGCGTTGCTATGCAGGTGCGTGGTTGCCCGGCGGCGGCTTTGGCCCCGCTGGTAGAAAACGCGGGGATTGAAGTCGTGGAATGGCAAGGCGCGAATATGACCGGTTCCGTTCTTGGTTTCGTGAATTCTTTGCGCGCCGGGGAAATTTTGCACTCCGGCCGCTCCCCTGAATCGCCTGATATGGAAACCCGTCTTGAGGCTGCTGCTGTTGGTGTGCGTGATAAGAAACTGGGCGATGTATTTATCTGGAATAGGGATAAGTCCGTGGGTGATCCTTGTCCACTGATTGCGGCTAACCAGGCGTGGTGGCTGGGCCACCAGGGCCGCGTGGATTCTGCGTACTCTGCGGAGTCGTGGGACGGCGCGGGCGTGGGTGATGAATTTGATGAAATTCCTGTTGATTTTGATGATGATGGGCTGATGATTTTTTAGAAAAGAGGTGGCAAGGTGTCGTTCTTAGACCGCTTTTTGCCCTGGCGTGATAGCCACGAAAATGCCGAGCCGGTTACGGTAGGCCCTGGGAATTGGCTTGATCTTAGTGATGTGTTTGATTTCCAGATTGATTCCATGCCGGTGGAAGAGCTCTACAAGTCACAACCCCATCTTCGGACGGTTACTGATTTCATTGCCCGGCAGGTCTCCACGGTGTCGCTGCATGTGTATAAGCGCGCGCCTGATGGTGGGCGTATTCGTGTGCGTAATACGGAATTGTCGCGCCTGATGGTGAAATCATCTGATTCACAGCTGATGATGCAGCTGTTACATCGCTCCGTGATGGATTTGTGCCTTTATGATGAATGGATTTGGATTGTCGGTACTCATGGAAAAGGCGGGCCGGTGTCAATTTTGCCGATTCCGCCCCGGTGGGTTGCTAAGCGTCACTACTCCGATCAATGGACCTTTAGCGGTATTTCGATTTGGAATTCGGGCAAGAACGAAAATGTATTCGTTCCCGCTAGTAGCCTGATCCGTTTCCACGGCTACAATCCGAACAGCCTGCGGGAGGGCGCGTCTCCAATTCACGCGCTAAAAGATGTGCTGAAACAAAATGTTGCCCGGGCGGAATACCAAACCCAGCTGTGGAATCGCGGCCCGCGTATGGCGGGGTTCATTACCCGCCCGCTGGACGCGAAATGGGATCGGGCGGATCGCGCGCGGTTCAAGGCTGATTTGCGTTCGCAATTTGCGGCCGGTGGTTCCGGCGCGGGGGGTATTGCTCTGCTCGAGGACGGCATGAAATACGAGGGGCACCACCTGTCCGCGTCTGATGAACAAGTAGTGGAACAAACTAAGCTGTCGCTGGAAACGGTGGCGCAGGTGTTTCACGTCAACCCGACAATGGTTGGAATTTTGGATAACGCTAATTATTCCAACGTTAAGGAATTTCGGCAGTCGCTTTATGGTGATTCTTTGCTGCAAATAATGAAAGGCTTTGAGCTCTCGATTAATGCGTATCTGTTGCCTATGTTGAAAATTGATCCGGCTGAATACTACGTGGAGTTCAACATGGACGAGCGTCTACGCGCGCGCTTTGAAGAACGTGCGTCTGTTACCTCCCAGGCCGTGGGCGCGCCGTGGATGTCGGTTAACGAGGCCCGTGAACAGAATAATTTGCCGAAAATTGACGGGGGCGATGAACTCGCCCGCCCGCTGAATACGGCTTTCGGAAATGATGAACCCCCAGGAGGTGCGGAATGATTGAATTGATTTCCTGCGGTCATACCGTGCAAGACCCGCCCCCGGCGGATTTGGTAATCAATTGCTTGAACATCCCGGACCCGTCCCCGGTGGTTCTTGATACGCCGGGAACTGACCCGCGCGTGGGTGAAATCATTATCGAGGCTAATCCCTTGGTGGAAGATTTTTTGCAATCTGCGTACCTCACCACTCGCCTGATGTCGCAGCTGCGTGATGATGTCCGCGTGGTGTTTGTGTGCTCCGCCGGGTTTCATCGCAGCGTGTTCGCGGCGGAATATGTGGCCGCTATTTTTCGCCAAGATTGCCGGGACGTGGCCGTTGTTCACCGTGATTTACCGGAGGGGGCGTGATGATTCACCTTGTGATGGGGCCGCCGTGTTCCGGGAAGTCAACTTTTGTAGCTGAATCCGCGCCGTTTGGCACGCCCCGGTTTGATTTCGATTTAGTAGCCAGCACGGTTGCCGGTGGTGATGTGGGCCATGACCCCGCCCGGGAAGTGTTGGATCCGGTTGTGGCTATGCGCCGTGGTTTTGTTGGGTGGCTGTTGGATCCGGAAACGGAGCCGGGTGATGTTTGGCTTATCCATGCTAATCCGCCGCAGTCGATGGTGGAAAGGTTTGCCGCCTTGGGCGCGCAGCTGCATATTTTGGACCCGGGGAAAGAAACGTGTTTGGCGCGCGCGGCGGAAGATGGGCGGCCGCCGGGCACTGTGGCGCGCATAAATGCGTGGTACGCCGCCCCTCCGAAAATCCCAGAAAATTTGAAAGGTGGTGATGATTCGGTGATTAAGAATTTTGATGTTGAATTTAAGGCCGGTGATGATTCCCCGGGGGATACCGGGGAAATCGTTGCTTACGCGTCCGTGTTCGACAATGTAGATAGCTACGGTGATGTGGTCCGCCGGGGCGCGTTCGCGGAGTCGCTGAAAGAATGGGAACAATCCGGGGATAATATTCCGCTGCTTTACGGGCATGATTTTTCGGATCCATTCTCCAATATCGGGGCGGTATCCGAGGCCGTGGAAGATGAAAAAGGTTTGCGGATTACTGCGCGCCTGGATTTGGATAATCCTAAAGCGGCGCAGGTTCACCGGCTGATAAAGGATAAGCGGCTGAAAAAGATGTCGTTCGCTTATCGGACTCTTGATAGCAAGCTGGGGGAAGTCGATGGGGAACAGGTACGTGAACTTACGCGTCTGAAACTTATCGAGGTGTCTGTGGTGGGGATTCCCGCCAATGAGGAATCTGAAATTTTGGCCGTGAAGTCTGCGGCTGAATTGGTGTCGACTGCTGTGAAGCAAGCCGATAATTTTTCCGATTCTGACCGGGGGGCTTTAGCGTTGCTATTTGCTAAAGCTGCCGATGAACTAAGTGCGCCCGGCGGGCGTGCTGTTTCTGCTGAAAAATCAGTGGAAAAAGAAAAATCCTTAGCGCGCGCCCGCCTGGCACGTGCTGAACTACTGCTCTTGAAAGGGGCCTGTAATGAACCTGAATGAACTTAAAGCGGCGCGTGAAACCGCAGCTGCCAACCTGAACGCGCTTGTGAAGTCCAATCCGGACGGCATGTCCGCCGAGGACCTCGCTAAGGCAAAAGGCTATGCGGAAGAAGTGAATTCCTACGATCAGGAAATTAAGGCTGCGCGTGAAAGCCAGAAGTTGATTGCGTCTATTTCTGACGCGCGTTCCGCTGCTGATGATTCCGCGCCGGGTGATGTGGCGGAAAAGTCTGCTACTCCGGGTGAATTTTTTGTAAAAAAAGCGGACGCTGCGTTGAAGTCTTTCCGCAATACTGGCCGCATTAATTACCAGACTCCGGAATTTAAGGCTGCCAATGACGCTCACGCCACTACCGGGGTAGGCCAGCCTGTTGTTACTGGCTACGGAACTACCTACTCCCGTGGAATCGTCAACCAGCGCCGCAACCGCCTTGTTGCTGCTGACCTGATGGGTTCCGCGTCCTTGTCTGGCGCGCTGATTTCTTACCTGGTGGAAAATCCGGAGCGTATTGCCGAGGGCGGGGTCACTACCGTGGCCGAGGGCGCGGTGAAACCATACGTGCGCTACAACCCTTTCGAGCTGGTTACCGAGGGCGTATCCAAGCTCGCTGTGCTGTCCAAAATCACTGATGAAATGCTGGCTGATTATGCTTTCATCGCGGATTGGATTAATCAGCAGCTGATTTATGATCTGTCCGTAGCGGAAGAAGACCAGCTGCTCAATGGTGACGGCGCGGGAGCTAACTTGCGTGGTCTGCTCAACCGTGAGGGTATTCAGAATTTTGATATTGACGGCGATCCGTTTGATGGGTTGCTTGACGCTCAATCCCTGATTCCGGACGCTACTCCGCTTGAGGCTGACGCTCTTTTGCTCAATCCTGCGGATTACCGTGAATTGCGCAAGAAGAAGGACGGCAACAGCCAGTACTTTGCTGGTGGGCCGTTCCAGGGCCAGTACGGCAATGGTGAAATCAAGGTCAATCCTCCGGTATGGGGTTTGCAAACCATTGAAACCCGCGCGGTGAAAAAGGGTACCTATTTGCTTGGTGCTTTCCGCCAGGGCGCTGTGTAATGTCATATCCTTGCTAACGAACAATGTCATAGCTTTGCTCACACACGATGTCATAGCTCTGCTCACGGATCTGGAAGGATTTTAGGTACCGGGTTGTTGGTCGGTGGATTGGTTAGCAAAGCGCTTCTCGGCTGCGGCGTGTTTGCGTTGCCAGTGGGCTGGTGGGTCTTTGAGCCAGGCTCCTTTGATGTTGTAGGAATTGATGAACCTCGGACTGTCGCTGATTCCAATTAGTGGCAGAGGAAACCTCATAATAAGTTCTCCGTTATCTGCATCCCAGTAGGTCAGTTCATCTTCGGTGACGTTGCGGATGTAGAATTTGCCCGAATATTTGGTGGGAACCGAGATGCGACGTCCACGGAAGAACACTGCAGGGTTTTGGCGTGTTATTTCTACGCCGTATGGCAGGTCCTCGCCGGTATCGGCACCGTCGTCTGCGTTGGTGGCTTGGTCAAGCTCAGCCTGCTTGGCTCGGCGATATTTCTGGCCCTTGTTTGGTGCGGGCTTTTCGCCAGTGTTGACGATTGGGTCGGTGGTCACCGCTTGCTGTCGTTGACGCCGGTATTTAGCCGCTACGGCTGCCAGATAGGATGGATCTAGGGGTGGCTGAGGCTCGGCGTGCTCCATGAGCTCCCAGGCCTGTTCAGGGGTCATGGCAGGTTTTCCTAGCCCTTGGTGGGCACGTCGGGTGTTGTAGTGCTCGCGGTAGGTGGTGATAAGCTCTTTCGCCTGTTCAAGGGTGGTGGGACGGTGGGCGTCGAGGAACCGGATGAGCGTGGTGTGGCTGCGCTCATTTTTGCCTTGCGTCTGGGGATGCCCTGGCCGCCCTGGGATTGGTTTACATCCTTGTGATGCAACATATTCTTCCAACGGTCCGACTTTGCCTTGTCTGAGCTGGTTGAATGCTGACGCATTATCGGTCAATAGTTCATTCGGGGCACCGTAGTGCGCAATAGCGCGGGTAACCACGTCAAGGGCGTCTGCGCTATTTTCGTTGCTGGGGTAGGCGGAGGTTCCCATGTCCTTACGGGTGGCGTCGTCGATGAGCTGGTAGATGGTAATAACCGTGCTTTGTTGATCATAAAGGTGGTATTTCAGGCCATCTAGCTGCCATAGTTCCATGGCTTTGCCGCGCTGGAAGCGCAGGTAGGAAGATTTGGGGCGCTTGCGGGGATTGGACTCTACTGCGCCTGCGTGGCGTAGTAGTCGCGCAATTGTCGACACCGATGGCACCGGGGGTTGTAGTTCGCCGCTTTCAATGCCAGCAAACCAGATCGACATTGGGCCATAGTCCCAGCCGCTGTCTTTGAGCCTGGACCGAATAGTAAGAAGGATTCTGGTGGTGTCATCGCCGAAGACCCGGCGGGGATTTTTGGGCACTGGTGGAAGTGGGTGAAGTGCGGCAGCGCCTTCTTGCTCAGCCCGACTGCGTATGTTGTAAAAACTATAGGTAGAGATTTTCAGTCCCTTGCAGAACTCGGTGATGGACGGGGACTTAGGGTCGTGGGGATCAAAGTCGATGATCTTGCGACGCGTCTGGGGGGAAATGGGTTTCGGCATTGTCCAATCATCTACGAATCCCCACTTCAGTTCCTACTAACTGACCCGAAATCGTGCCCCTGAATCGTGAGCAAGGTTGTGACACTGTTCGTGAGCAGAGCTATGACATCGTGTGTGAGCAAAGCTCTGACACATCACATTCCGCCAGGGCGCTACTGTCCTGCGCAAGGGCGGTATCCGCGTGGACGCGCGTGATTCCAACGTGGATGATTTCGAGAAGAACTTGGTTACCCTCCGCGCGGAAGAGCGCCTGGGCCTGATGGTGCCGCGTCCTGCTGCGTTCGTGACCGGCTCTATCAACACGGGGGCGTAATCCATGGCCGTGCTGAAACCGTTTCGGGTACGGCTGGCCAGTGGTCTTGAAACCAATCTCATGCTAGATCCGGAAACGGCGCTTAGTCGGTATCCGGACGCGCGTGAAGTTAAGCCGGGCGTGGTGGAAACTAAGGCCCCGGCGGTGAAAAAGGCCGCGCCGCGCCGCCGGTCGGTGAAGAAACCGGCTGAAAAATAACCCAAAATTTTCTACAAGGGGGGTGCCCTGATGGATAGTGATGTAACTCCGGCCGTGGTTCCGGTGGCCCCGGATCATGGTTTGGTCGCGGGGGCTAGTGGCCCGTCTCAATCTGCGATTGATAGGGCGGTGCATACTCTCCGCCGTCTAGCCGGGTGGCATATTTGGCCGCCCCGGGTGGACACCATTCGGGAGCTGGTTCCCGGCGATCCAGCGGTACTGTTGCCTACTAAGCGGCTGCTGGAAATTGAATCATTGTCGATTGATGGTGCGCCCCGCCCTGTAGAAGATTTGGTGTGGGACGAGGACGGGGTGGTTTATGTGCCCGGTCTTGCCCCGCGCCGTGATGGGGTTCCGCGTGTCGTGGAGGCGGTTATCCGCCACGGGTTTGATAATCCGGCGGATATTGTTGGTGTTGCGCTGGCCATTGCTGGCCGTTCCGAGCAGCCGCAGTCTTCGTACGCGGTGGGCCGTATTTCGGTTGGTGCGCCGGGTACGGCTACGCCACAATCTACGGAGTGGCGAATTTTAGATACCTACCGGCTGGGGCCGCGCCCATGACCGAACTCATTTTTAATCAACCGCTGGAACTCAAGATTCCGCGCCTGGTTGATTCCCCGTATTCTTCGGAGCCTGTGGTGGATTGGTCCACCCCGGACTGGAAAGTTGTGCCGTTTAGCGTGTCGGTGCAACAACTCGATTCCACGGAGGGTAACGAAGTTCACCCGCAGGTTGTTACGAAAATGGTTTTGATTACCCCGCCGGGTACGGATATTCCGGACCTCGATTCTGATTCCGTGGTCCGTGTAGGCGGGGTTATGGAGCTGAAAGTTGTGGGTAATCCGGCGCGGTGGCCAGACCCTTGGAAACCCGGTGTTGTTCACCACCTCGAGGCCGTTGTGGAGGTTGTCGGTGGGTAGGCAACCTGATCTGTGGAAAGTCGCCAATAAAAATCGGCGGCTACAAGAGGTGCTGGAAAAGCGCGCGCGGCGTATTGCGGCGCGGGCTACGGCAATTTCCCGGGCGAATGGTGGCAAGGCCAATTACTCGGTTCGTACGGGTATCCGCCCCTCGGGCCGTGCTTATGCGGACGTGGTTTCTGATAGCCCTGCGGAAGAACGCGGTACGGAAGAAGTTCCTAGGATTAACGCGCTTAGGCGCGCAGCAAGGGGGCAATGATGGATATTTATGCCGCCCTAGCCCCCCATCTTGCAAAATGCCCGGGGATTGAATCTGTGTATGTGAATCTTCCGCATGACGCGCGGTTTACGAAACTACCGGCGGTTCACCTGCAATCTGCGGGGCCTGCGCGCCGCTTGCCTGCAACCCAGGGTTTGGGCGTGGATGTGGTCGGCATTGATATTGACCTCTACGTTCCTGAATCCATGTGGCAGGCCGGGCGGGGTATGGCCCTGGCTGAAATCGTGCGCCGCCACACTAATTCTTTCCGCGCCGGGGTGTCTCATTGTTGGGATGTGTCCCGGCCGGAAATGTTGCCGGTTACGCGTAGTGCTGATTATGCGCGTATCGGCATGACCGCTGAAATAGCGGTTCCTGCTTTTTAATCAATCCTGAAAGGATCTACTATGGCTTTTGAAGTCGATTTGCAGCAACCCAATTATAATGAGTTGCTAACATATTTGGGTGTTACCGGCGCGGTAACGTACGCGCCACTGTCCGCTGATATCCCGGAGGGCATGGATAACTACGCCGCGCCGTTCGTGCCGGTGGGCTGGATTTCTGACGAGGGGATTACTGAATCCACCTCTACGGAAAATGAATCTTTTACCCCGTGGCAAACCAATTCTCCGGTGCGTGAGGCCACTACCTCCCAGGAGTTCACGTTCTCTTTCACCCTGTGGACGGTTGGCGGTCTTGCTACTGCGCTGCGCTATGGTGTGGCTGAAAGTGACATGCGCTGGGATGAAACCGGGGAGTTTGCGGAATTTTCCCAGGGCGGAGCGCTGCCCAAGGATTTCCGGTTCCGCCTGGGTATAGATATTTTGGACGGCGTGAAACACCGCCGTTTCATTCTGCCCGCCGCGTCCGTGTCTGAATCCTCTGACGTTACCTACCAAAAGGGCGATTTGACCGGCTACCCGCTAACCGTCAAGGCAAACCTTGATTCCAAGCTAGGGTACTCGATCATGCGCCGGTTCAAAGAGGGCTGGAAACCAGGCAAGGCCGGTACCGCGCTTGGTTCCGGCGGTGAAACTTTTGACCTGGGCGACTGGTCCACTCCGGTAACCGAAGAATAAAGAATGATGGGGCGCGCGGTTTTTCGTGGTGGTTTACGCGCGTCCCTACTCCTGTAAACCCCCACCATTTTCTGAAAGGAAATCACCATGACCAAGAAAATTAGGGACCTCGGTTCTTTCGAAGATTTAATCGCGCAGCGCCGGGACGCGTTGGGCGCTGATGGAAAAACTGTTACATTCCCCGGCTTTGGGAAAGATTGGGAAGTGGCCGCGCCCGGCCTGCAGTCCGCTGAATGGAATGATGATTTTTCCGCCCTGAATCAGGATTACAAGGACGAGCTGCTTTCTTTTGCTGATTTCCGCGCTGAATTCTGTTCCATGATTTTGGGCGAGCAGGCGGAAGATTTTAGCGCCGCCTGCGATAAGGCCGGGGTCGATCCAGTTACCCTGCTCAACTGGGCGCTTGAGTCTATCCAAAAGGATGTGGCGGAAAACCCTACCCGGCGGACCTCTGCTACTACCCGGCAGCGTGCGAGGCGGCGCTAAGCGCTGAATACGGCGGCGATCCGGTAGGCGATTGGCACCGGGGGGAAATCACTACCCGGCGGCTGCAAGTCCTTATTGATGGGTTGCCGGAGGGGTCCGCGCTCCACCGGGCGAAAAACGGGGGCCATACCTGGACTACTCTGCATTCGATTTTGTGGGGTAGTGCGGGTGAGCTCTATCGCGCGTCTAGCTTTTGGCGCGGGTATCTGAAAGTGAAGAATGACCGTTTCGAATGGCCCGCTACTCCGTGGGAAGAAAAAAATGATTCCTCGCGCTACGGGCGCGTGGAAGATTCTGACCGCGCCGCTGCTGCTGCTTATTTGATGTCTTTCGCCCCGCCTAGCGGGGCTTAACCCTAGGAGGTTTCCATGTCCGCAGGTGATGTTTCTTACATCCCCGTCTTGCCGTCTTTTGATGGTTTCTTCAAAGAAACGGCTAAGCAGTCGAAAACCGCAGGTAAGGCGGCGGGGAAGAATTTCGGCGCGGGCGTGGAAAAGGGCGCGGAACGCGCGAAAAAGGCGGTTGAATCTGCTAGTTCTGCGCAGGAACGTGCTCATAACCGGGCGGCTAACGCGGCGGATAAAACGCGGGTTGCGCAAGCCAAGCTGGCCGAGGTCTTGGATGATGAAAACGCGAAAGCGTCCGATTTAGCTAGGGCCACGGCGGGGCTGAATAAAGCTGTTCGTGACGAAGAACAGGCTGCTAAGGCGGCGCGGCGGGCTGATGAAAAGTTGGCGCGCGCGCAGTCTGATTTGAAATTGGCTACTGATGATCTTGGTGACGCCATGGATTTGGCCGAGGGTGATGTGTCAAAATTTGGCCGGACCTCTAAAAGCGTTGCCGGGGATGTGGAAGATTTAGCGCGGTCTACTGAATCACTGGACGGCGCGGCGGGCAAGGTCGCCCAGTTCGTTGGCGCTTTCGCGGGAATATCTGCGGTTGCAGGTGGTTTCACTTTGGGCGCGGATATGGCCGGGCAACTGTCCCGCGTTCGGAACCAGCTTGGGTATGTGGGCGCGGACGCGGAAATTTTGGCGGAGGGTGTTTCTTCCGTTATGCGTTCGGGCGTTGCGTCCTCCGCTGAAGAGGCGGCGCAAGCCGTGGGCGCGCTTGAATCTCAGTTTGATGATTTAGGGGCGGCCGGGGCGGATTCTGCGGCGGAATTGGCGGATAATTTCATTGGCTTTTCTAGGACTTTTGATGTCGATATTGCCGAGGCCGCTCAAACTGCCGGGCAGCTGATTACGAATGGTCTTGCTACTGATGTGGAAAACGCGGCGGATTTAATGACCGCTGCTATGCAGCGTGTCCCGGCACAAATGCGTGATGAATTGCCTGAAATTATCAACGAATACGGCACCAATTTCCGGGCGCTGGGTTTCGATGGAGAAGAGGCTTTTGGCCTGCTGGTGTCTGCTGCTGGTAAAGGTAAGTGGGCGCTGGATAAGACCGGTGACGCGCTGAAAGAATTTACGATCCGTGGTTCGGATATGTCTAAAAATTCCGTGGCCGCCTATGAGGCCGTGGGGCTGAACGCGGAAGAAATGTCGAACAAAATTGCTACCGGTGGTGATGGTGCGCGGGACGCGCTGCAGCAGGTCGCTGATGGAATTTTGGGCATTGAAGATCCGGCGGAGCGCGCCAATACTGCGATTGCGCTTTTTGGTACTCCGCTGGAAGATTTGTCGGTGGACCAGATTCCCCAATTCTTAGAAAGCCTGTCTGGCGCTGATGGTGCCATGGCTGATTTTGCCGGTTCCTCCCAGCAGGTGGCGGATAATATTGCCAATAGTCTGCAGGGCCGCCTTGATTTGCTTAAAGGTACGGTTACGGATTTGGCGGGCGAGGGGTTTATGAAACTCTGGGATGTGGTCAATGATCGCGTGATTCCTGCTTTGCAAGATTTCGGGGATTGGGTTCAGCGTAACGAGGCGTGGGTTGGGCCTTTTGCTGCGGCTATTGGTGCGGCGGCGGGGGCGTGGGCTTTGTGGACCGGCGCTATCAAGGCTTGGCAAACTGCTGTGAAAATCGCTACCGGTTTGCAGGTCGCTTTTAACCTGGTGATGAACGCAAACCCCGTTTTGCTCGCGGTTACGGCTATTGCGGCACTGGTGGCCGGGCTGGTGTATTTTTTCACTCAAACCGAGTTGGGCCAGGAACTGTGGGCAAAATTTACTGATTCGCTTGGCGCGGCCTGGGATTGGGTGAAGAAAAAGCTGGTTGTCGGGTTTGCTGTTGTTCGTAAGGGGTGGGATATTTTCACCGCTGCGATTCAGGCGGGCTGGGAGAAATACATTTCCCCGGCGCTGTCCGCTATCGGCAATGCGTTTAAGGCCCTGTGGGAGAATTATATTTCTCCCGTCATTGGGTGGATTGTGGATAAGTGGGATTGGTATACCGATCGCGTCCGGAAGAATATCGAGTGGATTACCGGCGTGTTGTTCCCGGCGCTCTCCGGCGGTATTACTGCCCTGTGGGAAAAATATTTCTCCCCGGTCATTGGGTGGATTGTCGATAAGTGGGAAGTTCTGCGGCTGGCTATGGATGCAGGCCGGGCTTTTATTGTGGATACTGTTTTTGGCGGCGTTAAACGCGGCCTGCAGGCAATGGGTGATTTCTTTGGGTCTGTAGTTGATGGTATCCGGGTTGTCTGGAATGGGCTGCGGTCTATTCTGGCTAAACCAATTAATTTTATGATTAACACGGTTTACAACTCTGGTATTTTGCGGGCCTGGAACACAATTGCCGGTATCCTCCCCGGCCTGGATAAGGGTAACCCGTTGTCTGGTATCCCAGAACACGCTACCGGCGGCCGGATTTCCGGCCCTGGTACGGGAACATCTGATGATGTCCTGATGTGGGGATCGAACGGGGAGCACATGTTAACCGCCGCCGAGGTGCGCCGTCTTGGTGGCCACGGCGCGGTGTATGCGCTGCGCGAGGCTGTGGAATCTGGTCGCGGCTTTACTTTCGATGGTCAAAAGCTGGCCTTGTTGCCGTCCAATGTCGATAACCGCGCCGGTGACCTTTTGGGCGCTGCGCCGGAGCTGTTTCCGAAATACGCTAAGGGCGGGGAAATCCGGCCCTTGTGGGAGGGCCAGCTCATGCGCGCGCATGAATGGGCGAAATCCCGGCACGGGCGGCCGTATGTTCTGGGCGGTTCCGCCGAGGGCGGTGGCGGTACGGACTGTTCTGGTTTCATGTCCGGTATTGCTGATGTTATCCAGGGTGGTGATGGTCGCCGCAAGTGGGCGACAATGGCGTTCAATGGCGGCGGGAACAAGCAATTTCCCACCGGCCCGCAGGGGTTTGTTGCTGGTCTTGGCCCGGGCTTTTCCATCGGTGTTACTAATGGTGGTGCTGCTGGTGGTCACACTGCTGGAACGCTTGGCCCGGCTGGCCGGTTTGGCTCCGTCAATGTCGAGGCCGGTGGCGCTCACCCGTCAATGGTGAAATACGGCGGCGGCGCTGCTGCTGGTGCTGATGGTTCATATTTCCGTACTCGCTACCACTTGCCTATTGGTGCGGACGGCGCTTTCGTGTCCGGTGGTGGCGGCGGCGTATCGCCCGAGGTGATGGAGGGCGTTATCGCTAAGAAACTGGGCGGGGTCATTGATCGCGTAATGAATCCTATTGTGGATCGGTTGCCGTCTCCGCCCCCAGAATGGCAAGGTGTCCCGCGCGGCGTGTATGAGCGCGGCCGGGACGGGCTTACCGGCCTGGTTTCTGAATCCGTGGGCAAGATTGGTGACAAGCTCGCCACAGTCTATTCCGCTGTTTCCGGCGCTAAGGATTTGGTTACTGATGTTGCTGGCAAGGTGTGGGACGCGGCGTTATCCGGTATCGGTCTGCGTGATACCGGCGGAATGGTTGGCCACGGCCAGATTGTTACCAATCAATCTGGCCGCCCGGAGTACATGCTGGATCCTGATACCACTGTTGGTTTCGTGAAGTTCGTGAACCAGTTGCCTGCGCTGGTTCGTGGTATGGCTACGGCGGCGGATATTCCCGGCGCGTGGATTGACGCGGCGGATAAATTTGGCGCTGCTGCGGCCGGGGAATTCTCCGAACAACTGCCCGGGTTGCGTAGTGAGTCGGAATCGTGGGCGCTAGGGCAGGCGGACGCGGGCCTTGGTTTAGTGGGTCTTGGTGGCCTGTTGGATTTGGGTATGGCTGTGGCGAATTTCGCAGATTGGGGCATGATTGCGAACGAACTGCAATACGGCCCCGCGCCGGTGGATACGCCGGGGGACGCTGCTGCTGCGGCTGGTTTGCCGGTTTCTTCCCCCGTGGCCGTGCCGGCAACTGTGGCCGCTCAATCTTCCCCGGCGGTTAGTGCCAGCGATTCTGCTGCCGCGCCCGGCGGGGAAGTAATCATTTACGCGTCTAGCGATGATGATTTTGTGCGTGTCGGTGACCTAGCCGAGGTCGAGGGCCGTGTAGTCAAGCTGGAACGCGGCCGTGAAAAACCGGCCGCTGTACGAACTAGGGGAGGTGCGTTTTAGTGTCTGATTTTCCCGGCGCTTTGCCTGCGGATTCCGTGGGCTATCGCATTTCCTGCACTCCGAAAAATGGGGACCGGTTCGTAATTGCTGGGCATGAGCCCGGCGGGGAAGATACTCAGCGCGTTGTCCTGCTCGAGGGCGGGTTTCGTGGTGGCGTGTCGGAGCCGGATATTGCTACTACGGAGCAGCCCTGGGGCCTTGGCTTGGTGCAAGCCGGGCATGTGAAATTTGCGGATATGACCGGTTCTTTGGAAGTTGTTGCGTGGTCTAACGAACACGCGGCGGCTGAAAATTTTCGGGATTGGCGTTCCGCGTGGTTGTCAACTCTCCCACCTAAGCCCGGCGCGCCTTACCGCCCTATTGTTCTTGATGTGGTAAACCGCGCTGGGTTGGGGGTGTGGACTCCGGCTGTGCTGGATTCCGTTCCGGCTGCGCCGGATAGGGAGCCGCGTCTATCTCGGTATGTCAAGGATTCGATTTCTTGGCGTTCGTTGTCTGGGTGTTGGTTCTCCCCGGTGGAGCGGTACTCCGGGAATTTTGTTGTTGTGCCGCGCGGGGACGCGGTTCCGCGTTGTCGCTTGCAATGGACCGGCCGGGCGGGAACTGTGCGGTTTCCTGATGGTCGCCGCGTGTCGTTGCCGGGTGTGCAAGGCGGCCCGTTTTTTATTGACCTCGATCGTGGTATGTCTGGGCATGTGACGCGCGTATCTGATGGGGTCACTGTGCCCGGGGTGTGGGCTGGCCTGCGTGGATATATCCAGGGGGTTAGTCTTGCCCTCCACGAGAGGGTGCGGTGGGAGCTTAGCCCGGGCCTGGAATTGCTTGTTGAAAATCGTCACTTTAGCCCGTGGAAGTAGGTGTGTATGGCTGTTGATTGGGTCACGTATCATTCGCAGCGCTGGCAGTCGATAGATGACGGCGGTTATTTCCTGGGAATTTTGGATAGGAATTGGGAGCCGGTTATGCCGATTGATTCGCACCTGGGCGGTCATTTTCCCCAGGTTTTTGCGGATACTGGTTCCATGTCGCTGACAATCCCGGGGGAAATCTCGCCCGGGGTGCCTAACCCGGCGGCGGTGTATTTCCTGGGCGGTGAATTAACTGACCTCGAATGGGGCGGTGATATTCAGCGCCTGTTCAATTCTGCGGCGCATATAATTTTTGAAGTCCGGGGGCGCGCGGGTGAACCGTCTCAGCGTTCGGTGTACCGCGTGGTCACTGTGGAGCCGGAGGGCGGTTCCGGGGATATGCCCCGGGTTGTCACCATTACCGGCGTGGATATGATCGAGCACCTGAAACACATTCCGCTGTGGGCTGATCCGTCTAATCATTCGTGGTTTGCGCAGCTGCAATTTTCGGACGTGCAGTCCGGGTCTGCGGAAGAAGTGTCGCGCAAGCTCATTGGGCGTAATCTGTTGGGCTACCAGCAGCCGTCTATGCTGCACCAGGCTTTTGATGGAAAACTCGGTTCTTGGACAATGACTGATGATTATTCCGATAAGGCGCGGTGGCGGCCGTTTCGTGCGAATATGAATCCAATTATTTGTTCGCCCGTGCCCTCCGGCTTGCCTAGTGAACATTGCGTAGTGGAGGCGCGGTGGGATAATGCGTGGGATTTGCTGAAACCCACCTGGGACGCGGCGGGGTTGTTGCCGGTGGTTGATTTGTGGTTGCCGGGAGATAATCAACCGATGTTGGGGTATGCGGCTTTGTCGGCCCCTACTGCGATTATTTCTTTCATGCCGCGCGCCGGGGTGTCCGGGGCTGTCACTACGGTAGGGCAGGGTGTGCGCTCTCTGCGGCGCTCGATTTCCCCAGATTTGTTCACGTCTTCCCTTGATTTTGCTGATGTTGATATTCCGGACCGTGGTGGTCGCCCGCCGTGGGTGGTTTTTGATGTGGACGAGGGTCCGAAAATGGTTATTACGAAATCAACGGATTGGCGTTTCCTGGTGGGCGGGCGGTCGCCCAAGATTGTCAATACTGCGGTGAAAACTGGTATCAAGGTTGCGTTCGCTGGCCTGTTGGGCGCGATTCCGATTGTTGGGCCGGGTCTTGCTGCGGCGGTTATGGCCGGGGCGGACGCGGTCGCTGATCTCTCTGCTGATAGGTTCCTAAATCTTTCGGAATATTCGGAAGAAAATAGGAAAGCTTGGCACGGCCGGTCGCGGTATCTTGCTATCGCTAAGCAAGGCGAGGCCAATTCCATGGAGGGGTTGCAAAAGGCTTGGAAAGCTAAGGAAGAAACCGGCGGCGGGTTGTCGCTGGAGCTCGCGGTGGACGATCCTTACCCGTATGTGCCCGGGCGTGATTTCACGTTGGGGGATACTGTTGGTGTTGCTGCCTGGGGCCGTATTTGGGCGGGGTATATCTCTGGCTTGACGTGGGTTCTTGAACCTGGTGGCAAGCTGCGTACCCAGCTTTCGATTGGTGATCGTTCTTCCATTGCTGATTTGGACGCGATGTTTGCAATCAATCAGGAGGCCGTGCGGGCAATTTTCGCGCGGCTTACTACCACAATTTCTAGCTAGAAGAGGGGGCCGTGTGCCTGTGAAATTTTATCCGTACGATATGCCGGAGGGGGTTCACCCCCTGGCCTGGACGCTGCTGGGTTTCGGCCTGGATAGTGATGTTCTTGATTCCCTGGCCCGGCACCTGTTCGATAACTTAGGCTGTCGATTCAACCCGCCGGAAGAGCCGGAAATCACCAGATTTGATTGGGCTGTGTCCTACCCGCTGGATCCGGGGGAGCGGATTGTTGCGGCGGTAGGTGATGATGTGGATGTGCTTGTTCCCGGCGGGGACCGCGCGGCTGTGAGTATCACGTCCGGGGCGTTGCCGCCGGGTATTCGGCTGGAAAAGTCCACCGGTAGGTTGGTTGGGGCCTTTACTGACCCTGGCCTGTATTCCGTCACTGTGACGGTATTTCCTACTGTGAAGTGGGACCCGATGGGCGGCCCCGGCGGCCCGGATTCCGCAGGTAAGTGGATTCCGGTTGAAACTCCCCGTTTTGTGCCGGAAGTTGAACCCGTGCCTGATACCGCCCGGCTGGATGAACTTTCTGATGATGAACTCGAGGCCGTCATTGTTGCCGCGCGCCGCGCGCAAGCCGCTAAGACAATCCGCGCCGCCGAGGGGGGTGTGCCTGATGGGAATTAGGCCACTGCGCGCCGGGGCGCAATACGTTCCGCCGGATACCTCCGCCGCCGGGCAGGCGCGCGATTCCCTGGGCGGGTTTGAAAGTACTGGCGAAATTGCGGGCAGCGCGATTGCTCAAATTGATTCCCGCGCCGGTTCTGCGAACTCCGTTTCGGTGGAGGTGGCTAATGAAGTCGCTGAATTACGCGCCCTGCCGCTCATACTGTGGTGGAACGGGGAGGGCGATAAACCCAAGCTGCGCCCAGGGTGGGCGCTGTTGAATACCACTACTAAGGAAATGGAATTTGCCGAATGATCCTTACCGGAAAAATTATTGATGTCACAAGCAAGCCGCCGGAAACAATATCTAATGTTGCCGTCAAGGCCCCTACCCACCGGGTTGCCGGGGAAGAAACTGTAGTTACATCCTCCCCGGCGGAGGTGCAATTTGATAAACGAACTGGCAGTATCACTATTCGCCGGTTGGAGCCGGGGTTTGCCTGGTTGCATATCGAGGGCCGGGGTTGGTCAGATTCCATTCCTATGGTCGCGGCGGAGGGCATGAAGTCTTTAATCGAGGCCGTTGTCAACGCTACGGGCGTTCCTGGTATGGCTGATTATTTAAGCCTGTCCCGCAGCGTTGATGATCGTGCTTTGGCGGCTGTGAAAAAGTTGGTGCCGGAATTTCGGTGGAATCGCCCGGCGCTGCCTAAAGATACGGACCTCAACGAGGTGTTGGAGCCGGGGTTTTACCCGGCGGAAACCCGCGAGGTCGCGGAATCTTTGCATAACACGCCGTCTAAAGATGGGGTGCTGTTCCCGGGTGTGTTGGAAGTTTTGCCTGCTGCGGGTGATGAAATTTTTCAGCGTTGGACATCACGGGCGCGGGGGGAAGAAACCCCGTTTTTCGTGGTGTGGCGGTGGAAGACCGGCGGCGAGTGGAGCGATTGGGTGCAAGTGTGGCCGGATCCGGAATTGTCCCGCCGGAAGTTGGAACGCTTGTCTGCGTGGGAGCGTAATATTGCGGTGCGCCGGGCGATTGGTTCCCGCGCCCCGGGGCCTAAACCCCTCCACGCGTGGGTAGGAAGTTGGGGCCAGGAGCTGGTTCTTCCGGTCCAGCCGTCTGTGGGCCAATCCTCCCCCTCGGTTCATTTTGAACCCCATCAGAGGGATGGGTATCACTATCGAATGGTGGTGATTCCGGAAACGTACTACAAGGATCAAAATACGGAACCCCATCTTTTAGCGTCCGTTAACGGCGAGGACTGGGTAGTTCCGCCTGGAACGCGGAATCCGGTTGTGTCCTCGGAGTCGGGCTTTAAGGCCGTTGATGTGTCGCTGGATGATACCCGTATTTTTTGGCGGGCGGTAAATTCCAGGGGAAACAACAAGGTGTATACGGACGAAATTCCGTCCCGTGGCCGCCGTGATGTTCTTACTACCTCGGATAAAATTAGCTCTCCGCACCAGGTCCTTGTTTCTAATGGTAACCCTCGGATTTATTACATCAATGCGGGCAACCTGTGCTACCGCGCGCCGTTGCGTGATGGGGGTATGGGCGCGGAGCAGGTGTGCGTGATTAGCCCGGGGAATTCCCCGGGTAAGACGTGGCGCAGCGCGGAAGTGCGAAAAGTTGGGGATACGTGGTGGGCGGTTGTGCAAGATGGAATTTTGTCCGGTGACCGCCTGGGCGATATCTATTTGTGTCGCAGTGATGATGGTATCTACTGGGAAAATTCCACTCTCCCGCTAGTGTGTCGCTCTACTGAAAAGCATGATTACATCTTCGGCGCGTCCTTGGTGTTCACTAGTGCCGATAACGATTCGCAATTTGAGGTGTACTACGCGGGGCATTCTGTGGTCACTGGTACTACGAAGATTTTCCGCTCATTGGTGGAATGTGTGTCTGTTCCGTCCGCGCCCGGCGCGCTTTCCGGCGCGATGTATGTGCTCAATCCCACCGCGCAGGGCGGGTTTATGTTGGTTGCGCGGAAGAAAGCTGTTGGCGGGGCGAAAATTGCCGCGTCCGGCGGGAAGTATTTGCCGTTGCCTACTGGGGCGGTGGATATCACAGTGGCCTATAACGGGGCCACGGCTGATGTTTATTTCTGCCATGACGGGCGGTACGCAAGCCGGAAGAAAATTCTTTCGTTGGGCGAGGCCGCGCTTACTTTTAGTGGATCTACTCGCCTAACGGTCACTAATCCGGCGGCAACGATTTTTATTTCTAGTGCCGCGCGTGCCCGGGGTGTTCATGCCACTGTTTCTATTTCTGCAACTCCTATTTCCTAGAAAGGAAGAATTTTTGATGAATATTTTTGAGGGTGGTCTAAAATGACTACCATTGTGATTAGGGCTTTTGATTTCCGGCATGAATTGCAGCAGGGTGATTCGGTGGAATTTGTTGCCCCTGCTGCGCGTGACGGCGGGGTGGGTGTGGTCATTCCGCGCCGCCAGCGCTTGTCGTTGTACCGGCCTGATAGTACTAGCCCGCTACGGGTGGAGAATGTGGTGCCGGGCCGGTTGCTGGTTCAATTTTTCGATAGTGGGCTACCCATCACTCGCCGGTTTGAAGTTGTTGTTCCTGACCAGGAAGAAATCACGCTACGCGAATTGCTGGCCGGGCGTTACGATTACGAAGAGCCGGTAGTCTCACGTGTTGCTGCGCTCGTGGAGCAAGCTAAACGCCTAGTTGATAATGCGGCGGCCACCCCGCCCCCGGCCCCGGCTGTGCCTAGCGACCTGGTGGAGCAGGTGGAAGAACATTCTTCCCGGCTTATCGCATATGAACGCGGACTCAGGGAGGTGCAGGAAGAATACGGCCCTCTAACCGAGCGGGTAGGGGCTATGCGGCGCGAGCTGAACGGTAAAGCCGACAACACTACGGTTGATGATTTGGTGGCGCGGATTGATTCCTTGGTGGCGCGGGTGGAAGAGCTGGAAAGTCAACCTAAGCAAGACCCGCCTGTGGAAGACCCGCCTGCGGCTGCGCCGGAGAAAGACCCGTGGGCTGATTACGGTCCATGGGAAGAGCCGGAACCTGAAACGTCCTCCCGGAGCTACTCTTTTGCCAGCGTCCCGGATACTAATCCACTGGCAAAATTGTCCGATCTTGCGGCTACCAAAATTGAGCTTGTGCCCGTAATTGAATACGTGCGGGCAAAAGCGAAAAGTTTGCCGGAAGATAAGCGAAACGATCTTTATCTCGCGGAGCCGGTATCGAAGATTACCGGACGCACCGTAATTCGTGATGTGTGGGACGGGTTCCCGAATAAGGTGGGAATCGTGTCCGCGAGTGGTGCTATCGCGGGTGATGCGAAAGCCAAAATTGATGAAATTTATAGCGAGATTGAGGGTGCGGCATGAAAATTCTAGTAACTGGCTTTTTAGGGTTCCAGGGGTCTCTATCTAACCCGAGTTGGGAACTGGCTCGACACCTGCCGTATAACTACGGCCCGGCTCAAATCATCACAAAGCCCTTGCCTGTTGTTTGGGGGGGAGATGGGGGTTACAAGAAAGCTAGTGAGTTGGCGAAAGAAGTTGGGGCGGACGCGATTGTGTCGTTCGGGCTGTCTAGTGGAATTCCCGGTATGCGCGTGGAACAATTCGGGTGGAATTATGCAGGCGGGCAGGCGGGCATGGATGGCAGGCGGAAAAGTGGTTTGCTGAACTCTGCGGCGGATAGCCATGTGTGTTGTGAATCTGATCTAGATGTTCTCGGAGTGTCCGCTTACGTAAACGAAAATAGCGAAATCGTTGCTGATGTTTCCACCGATCCGGGTGACTACCTGTGCAACGCCCTGGTTCATGCTATGTACACCGATGAACAGCTAAAGAAAATTCCGGCGGTGTTCTGCCACATTCCTTGGCACAACAAGGGTGGCGGGGACCATTCGCCCGCTCAATTGGCGCGCGGTATGGCTGCCGTTGTCGAATATGTGGCTACCAATCTGCTTTTGTTGGAACGCGATCCCGCATTTTATGGCGAGCTGGAAGCCCCTATTGCTGATGTGTCTGTCACTAAAGCTAACCCGCCTAAAGATTGGTTTGACGGTATTCGTGGCGGAATCGCACTAACCCACGGTGGGATTATGGGCCTGCCTGATGTTTCCGAATTTTCTAACGCCGGTACCAATGGCCGTCTAGGCGAAACTACGAAAAAGCGCAGAACGGCGTTATATCAGTCTGTGTCTCCGCTTGATGGTGTGCTCGATTGCTACGCCACTATCGAGGGGGAAGATACGCCCCGGAAGAAAGTTCAGCTGTCGCTATCCAAGTGGGAACACTATTATCCTGACGCGATTCTGATTTCGTTCCATGAATTTAAGTGGGATTTAACTAAGGCTTATATCCTCACTTTTGAGGGCAAAGACCTGGCCGGTCAGCCGTTTGAACACAAGCTCAAGCTGGATTTCTCCGTTCCTGGCGATAATGCCGAATACACGCGAGTCGAACTCTAAGAAAAGGAATTGTTATGACTAATGCTTTTGTTGCGGATATGGATATCCTGACCGCTAATGATGATGGGCTGGCTCCGGCCGGGCGTAACGTCTTGTACGTGCATACGTTCGAGGGGCGGGATTTGGACGCGGCTGCCATGGCGCGTTACCAGCTGTCCCCGGCGGCGGGAGGTTCGTATCATGTGGTGATTGACCGTGATGGTGTGACGGCCCGTGAAAATGATGACCCTTATATTCCGTGGGCTGCGATGTTCACCGGGAATCGTACCGGCTGGCATGTGTGCCTTGCTGGGCGCGCGGCGTTCACCCGGGAACAATGGCTTGCCCGCCCTAAGCAGCTGGGCAAGTTGTCGGAAATCATGGCCGCGTATTCGCGCGAATACGGGATTGAGCTGGTTAAGCTCACCCCGGCGGATTTGCGCGCCCGCAAGTCCGGTGTTGCTGGCCACTGGGACGTGTCCCTGGCTTGGCGTGAATCTGACCATACTGACCCGGGCGCTAATTTCCCGTGGGATGTGGTCATTGCTGGTGCGAAGAAATTGCTTGCTGCGCCCGCGCCCGCCGCTCCCTCGCCCGCGCCTGAACTCGAGGCCCCGGCCCCGGGTACTAAGTACCCGTCTTACGTTGATGGGCGGGAACTCCGATTCTCGGAGTACCTGCGCCACATTGATTACAAGGTAACGCGCCTGTATGAGTCCCGATTCCCGGGGAAATCCCCGGATATCGCCGCCGGTACGTTCAACAAGGGCAGCGCGGGGCCGGTGTATCCGTCCTATGTCGATACGTCCAAAGAATTCACGCTGGACCAGTACCTGCGGCTGATTGATGTGAAACTAACTGAACTTTTTGAGGAGGTGAAATAAGTGCGAACTAAGAATTTTTGGCTCGATACGCTCGAGCGCGCCGTGAAGACTTTCGCCCAGGCGCTCATTGCCGTAATCGCGGTGGGAACCCCCATCTATGAAATTGACTGGTTGCCCGGCCTGGGTATTGCGGCTACTGCAACGGCCGTAAGTGTGCTCACGTCTATTGCGTCCGCTGGTGCGGGCGCGCCGGACTCCGCGTCCCTCGTGGGCGGCGGCCGCCACCGGCAGGTGGGCTAGGCATGTCGCGCGCCCTGCACGCCGTAATTTTCATTATGGCTATCCAGCTGGGTTCGCGGGGTTTGGATTACCTGCTAGGGAATCCAGCGACCGTCATTTCTGCTTTCCCCGTCAACGGCAACGGGTCCGTGAAAATATGGGGGGCGTGTTGTCTCACAATTTCGCTAGTCGTTCTAGTCGGAATCATGGCCCGCGCCCCCCATCTTGTCCGCTCCGGCGCGGTCTTCGCAATGGCCCTGTATCTGGCTTTTGCCGTGTTGGCTTTTGATGATGTTTTTCTAACCGGCGTGGTTGATGATTGGCGGTTTTTCACCCTGTACCTATCCACGGCGGCACTATGGGCCGTGATTGCGTGGTCACTTACGATTCATTTAGCGGTGATACGCGGGCGGGAGGCTGATGGAACCGGCAACGATTCTAGAAACATTTGTTGACCCGAAATCCCCAGCCGGGTTCATTTCCTACCTACTACTTTTCGTAGTGGCGATATCCGGAGCGCTGTCTAACGCGGCGGCTAAATACGCCGGTCTTTTGGGTGGCGCGGCGCGGGCGTTGCAGCGCCATAAGGAACGCGCCCGGGAGGCAGACGAACAGTCTAACGCCCGGCGCATTGCGCGGCTGGAAGAAAATTATTCGCGCGTGGAATCGGAACTTGATTCACTGCGCGAAAAAGACCGCCGGAGCCACGATTATTCCTTGTATGTCGCTGAATATTGGCGCGCCCTGGAATTCTGGGCCATTGAAGAGGGGATTAAGCTCAAACCCCCGCCTATGCTTACCTACCCGGAATGGGAGCGTAAGCAATACCCGGCTGGCTAGTCCCCGCCCCCCACCTTGTCGTGGGAGGGCGGGGCTTTCCGCGTTTTAGGGCTAAATCTTGGTTGTGGTCCCGACCGGCCCGTAAAGGGTGCAAACCCAGGATTCGATTTGGCTCATTGAAATTTTGTCCCGGCTAATCAGTTCGTGAACGGTCTGTTCCGTGTCTTGAACGTATGCCCGGTTAGCCTGTATGGAAATATCGCCCCACATTATGCCGTCCCTGTAAAGTTTTGCGGCTTTGTCCCCGCCGGTGGTTTCCAGAACCTCTTGGATTTCGGTAGGGATATTCATGGGCCACTTGCCGGTGCAGTACTTTTTCACCATGTCCATGATTTCCGCTAGGGTTTCTTCGTTGTCCTGGATGTCTAGGCCGTCAAAGATTTCATCGTCTAGGATTTCTTCACCGGCAACCCAGGAAACCTCAACTCCGCTATGGGCGGGGGTGAGCAATCCGTTGTTGTGAACCAGGGCCGCGATTGCTAGGGTTCCGAAATCGTCCCAATATAGGCCGGGGGCGTGAATCTGTGCGAATGAGTCGGGTTCTTCGTCTTTGGTTTCGCTGTAAAAGCCGCCGCAGAGTTCAATTTCGGTAATGTCGCCGGTTTCGATTACGTTACGCAACGCCTGCAGCTGGGTTTCGAGCTCCACGCGGTCCCAGCGGTTCGCAAGCTCTTTGAGCGTGTAGTGGTGGAATTCGCGGGCTTTGGCTTGTCCGTAGATGTCGAACGCTGCGCCGGGGTGGGTGCACTCTAGGCGCTCGCTACCCCGGGTGATGATGTGCAGGGGGCCGTCTACGTAGTGGGTGAGGGTGAATTCGTAGGGGAAATTCCCCTCCGGGGTTTCCTGGGTTCCGGTGATGGTGTCGGTGTTGATTTGGTACTGCATGGTGAAACTCCTTGTGTTGAGGTGGTGAAAAATTCCAGATTGGGGGTTACCCCCCGGGGCGCTAGGCCCCGGGGCGGGGGTTTAGATTGGCTCGATATCTGCAAAGCAAACATAAGCGAACGGGCGGATCCCGTTGTGCCAGTCTTCTTCTAGCGGAATGATGGAAAAGTGATTTTCATTTTCTTCAAATTCTTCCGTGATAAGTTCCACTACGGTTCCGGCGGGGTAGGCTTTTTGCCCAGTGTAGTGGTTGAAGATGATGTCGCGGGTTGTGGTTGCTGCCAGGGTTTCCATTGTGTTTCTCCTTGTGTGTGGTCGGGTTGCCCGGCGGGTTAGTTGTTGGTGTCGCAGGATTCTACGATGTCCCAAAAGTCTTCGCCGTCATAGATTGCCCACTGTGGGTTGGTGCCGTGGTAGCCAGCGAAAATTACGAGTTCGTCATAAATCTGTTCTAGGTCGTAATCGCCTTCCCACTCTTGAAGAATGTCGCGCTCAACCATTCGCAGGGCCTCGTCTGGGGTGGAAAAGTGGACGCCGGGCTGGTAGCTCTCGATCTGGTTGCTGGTGATGATGTCCTGCATTGTGTTGCTCCTTGTGTTGGGTTGGGTGTGGATTCAGGTGGGCTTTTGTTTCCTCCGGCTCCGTGCCTGTACCTATTATGATACCAGTACTAGGGTGTGAATGCACACTCGAGTTGGTACTTTATGGTGTGGCGTTAGTCACAATTCTGTCAATGTAAGTGCGCGAAAGCCCGGTAGTCCGAATAACTTCCGCCTTGGTAATACCTCCGGTAACTGCGTCCCTAATCTGCTGGTGGAACTCCGCGCGCCGCGAGTCCACCACCTCCTGCGCCCGCGTAATTTCTTCCTGTGCCGCCAGCAACCCCGTGCGTACCTGCTCGATATCTAAATCTCGCGCAAGCAATTCTTTGCGCTCCCGATCCATCTTGGAATGAATCCGCGCCGGTGGGAAAATTCTTACTCCGCCCATATCCCCGGCCATACTCCCTACCCCGCGCAGTAGCCCGGCTACTTGCCGGTGATGGTCGAGGTATGTCCGCGTGTCTGCGAACGGGGTTTCTACCCCCCAGCCCTCCGCTAGGTTTTCATCTTCCCCCGGCCCCTGTAGTAGAAAATTCTCCGCCGTCAACGGCTCGATAAAATCCGGGAATTTTCGGTTAAAGGCGGCCGCGATCTCTTTTGCTTTCATATCCGATCCTCTCGATAATGCCCGCCCCCATCTTGCTACGGGGGCAGGCGTGAACCCCGGGGCCTGAACCCCGGGGTAGTTGTGGTTACTGGGCTGGCAGCGTCCGTACCCAGTCGGTAATGGTGTCCATGTTGAACGCCTGTCCTTTTTCACTGGTCATTTCGTGGGTTTTGCCGCCAATTTTGGCGCGGACCAGGTGGCCCTCCGGGCGCTGAATCGAAACGATCCGGCCTTGCTGGGTATCGCCCTCGATAAGGTCCGCAGCCCAGTTGGTGGTGTTGCCGGTCATATTTTTCATGTGCAT